CCAATCCCACTGGGCATGTATAGTTTTGTATCACTCCATGAGATTTGACTCAAGCTTTAAGCTTGGTGCAGAGAGCAGTGTCGCAGAGAAGCCATGGCCGAAGTCGAGGATGCGCCTACTCTTCTAGGCGCCAAGAGGAGAGGCCAAGCCCAGGGCCTGGAGGAGGCGCCACTGAAGGCGCCACTGAAGGCGCCACTGAAGGAAGAGCGCCAAGGCCCTTATCAATCGCTGAAGCAGAGTGATGTCGCTGCCTTGGACGACGCGCTCGGAGAGGAGAAGCTGAGCATGAGGAAGTCCTTCAAAGCTTACCGGAACTGCTTGCTGATCAGTGTTCTCGCAGAGCTGGCTTTTTGCTATTCGATGAGCACCTTGGCGTTCGACTCCATCAACTCTGAGAGCCACTTCTTCCAGCTGACACAAGGAGAAAAGCAGAGGGCACTGACCATCTCAACGTGCTACTGGATAGTATTCGGCATTTGCTTCGTCATGAGGCTGGCTCTGGTTCTCTGTTGGAAACTGCACGGGACGAGCAGGCGGCACCACGAGAAGATGACAGCTATCTTCATGTTCTTCTCGATGGTCCAGTGGATGTTTTACGTCGTTGGCTACTATGTGATGCTTGATACTGTCAGCAACGTCACGTGGAAAGTCAGGCTGCAATCCAACACCAATGCTTTGTCGGCTCCGATGGCTGACTGCCTGAAAACACACAGCGCGGCAGCGTGCAGAGATCTCGTCGATGAGCAGGTCACATGCAGCGAGCCCTACACTCCAGAGCGCTGCTCGGGCTACACCTTCGTGTCAGTGTCAGAGGGCGAGACACCCACGAAGTGCTGCAATCGCAACATCTACTCCGTGGCGCACCAGGTGTCGAAGGTGAGCGGTCTCGGTGTCCGTGTAGATCTTCTTTTCTCTGTTTTGCAGTGGATGGCTGCGCTTTCAGTGCGCTGGATCCTGACTCAAAACCCTATGATTCCAGCTCTTGCCGATGACCAATTTATCCAGGGCGTGACTTTAGACATTCTCGATGCAGTGATCTTTGGAACTTACCTTCAACACGAGCGAGTCACGTTCCCAAGATATGGAATTACTTATGACCCAGCCTCAGAGAGAGGCCACGCTGGCCCAACAGATCCTACCATGTACAGGGTCTTTCGGAATGCTTGGTGCTTGTGCTTCGCCCTTGCACTGTTATCACCTGTCGTCTACACAATGTCCAAGAAATTTACGACGAAGAAGGAAGATTCACAAAGGGCCTTCAAGGATGCAGTGGATGATGCCATGAACCATATGCGGATGCTGAACCATGAGAAATCTGTTGGTTTCGTCCATGAGGCGATTTCCTTGCAAAGGGAGCAATACATGAAGGAGTCGATGGACGATCACTCGATGCATCCAGTACTTGTCAGAGCACTTGATCCAGAGGGTCAGCATTTGACTTCAGAAGGTCCTTTGAAATCACTCCTTCAGGAAGATCACAGTGTTCGTCCAGGGTTGGCCAAACTGATACGGCCGGGCTTCTATCAGATTCAATATCTTGATGGCCAGACTCCAGCAGAGGAAGAAAACGTGGCTGTGGCGAGGCTTCGGGCAGACGTCAGGGATCACGAGCAATCTGCCTTTGCGTCTGGGTGCTGCAAAGGATGGTGTGGTCTTTGCGGACTTGGGCAGGGAAGCTTCGAGCGGAGGGCTGAGGTGCTCGACTCTATTCGGTCATTCTTCTTCTTGGAGATGCCCTTCTTGATCGGCCGCCTTTATATCCTCTACGACTCACTGACCTTGGACAGCTACAATTTGATCCTGCTCTTCAAAAACGCACTTTGGGCAGTAATGGATCTCCTCACGATCCTTTCATGTGGCAACGAAGGAGCCAAGGCTTTCGGCATGACACCGGTCAGGAACCTTACCAGCCTGATAAAGGGGACTGGCTTCTCAAATGTCTACGTTGGTCCTGCTGGCCTCGTATCGATCGCACAGCAGTTCGCTCAATCAACAACTGCAGAGGCCATTAATGCGAAGATCCATTTCTTGAATCTGCACAAGGCGTGGCTCATCGTCGAACGTGAGAAGCTCAGATGCCAGTGGCAGTTGCAGGAGGGCGCTCTCGTCGACTACGACGAGGACTTGGCCTCGACAGATGAGCAAATCAAAGGCCTCGAAGACATCTTGAAGTTCAACCACGCTTGACGCAGGAGGAAGGCTGATGAAACAACACGGGTGACAGCATTTT